TAAAGCATTTAGGTGCCGGTATGCAAACTATATTTATATTAGATGGTAAACGGGTGTCAAGAAATCAGTATGAACTGATACAAGATCAAGGACATATGTTTGGCAGAGTGTATAATATGCACACTAAATGCCGTGACTTTGGTGATGGATCATTTAGAAGAACTAACTATACCAGTGTGGATTTACCTTAATCAAATAAAAGGATAGACGAAATGAAACAACATAGTTTAAAAGATTGCATTCAATTCTTCATAGACTGCAAAGGCTGGCACACATACAGAAATGACAGTGCTACAGTAGATAATATATGTTGTGGTGTCAATCTCGGCATACTAAAGATAAACGAGTTCAACATGTGCCGTATTAAATCAAAGGATAAGGCAGTTAGATTTATTAAGTATGGAAAGGGAACGTGAAAAACACTAACTACTTGTGAAAAGGAATAACAACAGGGTGCATATTATGAAAATCTTACACATCTTTGCAATGGGTTATTTTTGGGGTAGCTTTGTACAGTTTTTATTTATGTATTGATTTTGGTTTGTTAACGTGCTAGTATGGTACTAGTGTATCCAGATTGACGTTTAAAATTTGAGAGTGATTGTTGAAAGATTAACTAGTCACTAGTCACAAATACAGAGATAAGGTTGACTATAAAACAAACCCTCTGCATCACTCTCAAATTTTAAACATTAGTATTTAACCCGTGAAGGTAACTTGATTATGGAGAATTTTACGATTATAAATAGATTTACACATACTATTATCTTTGAGGGCACATTTAATTCAATGAAAGAGTGTGTCGAACAGGCTGTGAAAGAGGGTGTAAATCTTCACGGTGCTTATTTATACGATACTGATCTTAGTAACGCTAACCTTCGGAGTGCTGACTTGACAGATACTTACTTGTATCGCACTAACCTCCGTGGCGCTGATTTATGTGGAGCTAACCTTGACGGGGCCTACTTATCTCTGACAATATTTTAAAACAAAAGAAAGGACGATACAATGTACGATCTCAGGACGATAAAGAAAATGAATGCACCTAAAGGCTATATGCTAATGGGTAAACAGTGTAATATCCACATGCCAGACGGGATGTATCCTGCCACTGTCATTGGTGTTACAGATAAACATGTTGACATTGAACTAGATGACCATGTGTTTACACTGCATGTGTATTCGGGTCTAGCGCTTAACAGATTCAAAGACGCTGATGTGCGTAATGAACTGGCTGAATTTTATGGTTGTTAATTCATTTTAAATACGTCTAACACAAAGGGAGTACCTAAATTATGAATTTTAAACTAACCTCTGAAACTAAGGTTAATCTGTTTGGTGTAAAGTTGTTTCGCATTAAGGCAATTGTTAATTTTAAACAGATTAAAATCGGAGATATTGGTGGATGGGTTGAAGAAACAAATAATGTCTGCGGTGATGCGTGGGTCTCCGGTAATGCGGAGGTCTACGGTAATGCGAGGTCTCCGGTGATGCGAGGGTCTACGGTAATGCGAGGGTCTACGGTAATGCGAGGGTCTACGGTAATGCGAGGGTCTCCGGTAATGCGGAGGTCTACAGTAATGCGGAGGTCTACGGTAATGCGAGGGTCTACGTTAATGCGAGGGTCTACGGTAATGCGAGGGTCTACGGTGATGCGAGGGTCTCCGGTGATGCGAGGGTCTCCGGTGATGTGAGGGTAACACCTGTACAAGTTAGTGGTTTACGTTACAGTATCGCAATCACAGATAGACATTTAAAAATAGGTTGTGAATTCCACACGTTTAAAGAATGGGAAAATTTCACAGATAAAGAGATACTTAGTATGGAAGGTGAACAGTCGCTGGAATGGTGGAAATCTCACAAGACATACATCATGGGTATCGTGAGAGCAAATAGAGAATAGGAAAAGACAGATATGACTACGGATAAAGTATTTAAAATCTGGAACAGACAGGCAGACGTATCAGTTGTCGTATTTGAGGGTACGTTTTCTTCTTTTAAGAAGGCGCTGGAGTTTGCTGTATTTATGAAGTATGATCTATCCTTCGCTGATCTCAGTAGCGTTGACCTGAGTGGGTGTGACCTCAACGGTGGGAAACTATATCGCGCGGATTTAAGTGGCAGTAATCTAACAGATGTTAATTTGTTTGGTGCTGACTTGTCTTGTGCAAATTTACGTAACACTATTCTTATTGGTGCTGATTTATACCGCGCTACTTTAAACGGAGCTGATTTAACTGGTGCAATTTTAAGGTAGAGGGGGATGAGTATGTATGATGGATAACACACACGTAGAAAGTATCATAACGTATGCAGGTTATAGACATATGATGAAGTATAGGGGTAGTCTCTGGTATTTTTGGAGTGTATCTAAAAGGAAATGGAGTGTCCTAGATAGGATGTCTCCACTAGGCAAGCAACTTTACGTATAAATAACTAAGTTTTAAACAATTGAATCAATGGGTTAAAGAAAAGACTTGACATTTAATAGGAAACGTGAGATACTTAATTGATACACACATACACACAACAAATGAAGGAGTAAATAAAGTTATGAGCACATCAAACAAAAATATATCCGGGTCAGATTTAGAGATAGAAATGGCAACTGAATTTCAAGGTAGCTTTGATAAATTTCTTCTTGAATTTACGGAAAAATGGGAGACATCTGTTACCATTCACGCTATCGTTATGACACAGATTATAGTGTTGCAGCAAATGTCTCTCGATGCTGCTGGTATTGGTGCCGAGACTTGGATGAAGGGAGGGCTAGACATACTCAGTGAAATAGAAGAAACTTTTGCAAAGGAAATCGAAGCAATCCGACAGCGTAATAATTTAGTTGATAACAGAACAAGGAATTAAAGCTATGCATTTTGAAGATATTGAAATACCCGGTAATGTGAGTGAAACAATCTATGTCTGTGTCTGTCTGGATTCACTGTACGATTGGGGGATCGGTGAAATAGAAATTGGAATTGATAATAAAGAAGAACAGTATAGAGATGATGAAAATTGTACCTATAAAATGCTGACATCGGTAGACGTTGACATCGATATCCCTCCCTTGAACCAAACAGAGGCAAAAGAAACTGTAGTCGAAAGCTTAGAGTGTCAAAAAGATAAGGTACTTGCCGAGCACCACCGAACGATGGGAAAATTACAAGAAAAAATAGACAGCCTACTCGCTATTGAATATAAACCAGAGGGATAAACATGAGTACATCGAATAAAGCACACCGACCTCAACTACCAGTACGTAAACCGCTGGAGGATGATAACAACGTACTTGTAAGGTTCACTACACGGGAGGTGCGTGAAGAGAACAGCTATGTTATTCTTGCCACTGAACCAGACCTGTATCACGTCATGACAGCGTGGCTAACCAACAAACGCCACAAATTTGTTGAGGTCAAGGGAGGATACAGGATGCAAGATGAGCCTGACAATTTTATTGAAGAGGATGCTGTGTTAGTGCGACGTGACGTAGCGGTTTTAATATGGCAGCAAGGATGGATTGACACACAGGAGAGCGTGCTTCACCTCTACCGACGGGATAATATTGGAAGGTACAGAGCTGAGTTGGTCTTCCTTAACGACACGTCAAGGGAGGACGTTGACCTCGGTCATCTTATACAGACTACAAAGGAAAAGGCACTCGCTAATCCAGATGGGTATACCTATAAGATAGAGACTGATTCGTATTATATTTGCTATAAACCCCCACTAAATGAGAAGGATTAACGCTATGAATGGTAAAGAAACTATCGCTAAATTAGAGAGTGATCTTGCAAAAAGTCACGAAAGAATTAAAGAATTTAAATTGGAAAAGGTTGTTGCTGAAAAGGAAAAACTACAGCAATCAGTAGATGATGCACCTTACTTAATCTCTACGAAAATAGAAGACAATAACGAGATGCATGTGGTCTACAAGAGAGTGGTGCGAAGACATATGAGTGCACTAGGCGTTTATGGAATTCAAGGATACCCCCGCCACTTTATCAGTGAGCATGCCCTTGGTTCTTTTACTTCCAGTGATTTAGCCAAGCAAGCGGTGAAACATCTCAGTAAGAAGGACATACTACTATGAGTGGTGATGTGATTGTGAAAGACAGGGAAGATGTTGACATTATTAAGAAGTACAGCGGGAGGTGGAGGATATTATTCTTTCTGTTTACTGGTGAAACATTTCCTTCTGAGCGCATCCAGTCAAGTGAAGAAGAGTGTATCAGGTACGGAGTTGAGGCTTTGAATTATTTTAAAGGAACTACAGGTTTACTGGGCCGTGAGAACTGTGAAACTTTAGGACGTGATGGTACAGTTGATGAAGTTTCACACGCAATACCAATGCCGATAGATGGAGGGTAAAGGCAGGGTGTCAACCACAACAACACCAACAACAACCATACTGGCATACCGTGTCGAGCACTGTGACGATAGGAAGGGACCATTTACCGATGATGTGTATCGAATACCAAGGTGTAACACAACGCACGAGGTGGCACGATTTCACCTACGCTCTATGCCTACACCGTATGAAGAGTTTAGTGACATGAAGGTAGGTAGAAGTACCGGAGAATTTTCAAGACAGTATATCTTTGCCTTTCCCACAATGAAACGGATGAGACATTGGATTGGATACAAATATAGAAGGGCAATGGTGGAGGCTGGGTTTGTTGTTGGTGTGTACCGTGTGCGTACTGTGTACCGGCAAAGTAACGACCAAGTTATGTTCACTCGACAGGTGGCCGAGCACGTAAAGGATGTACCGTTAATTAACGGACGTGCACGTAAACTGAAACCAAAAGGGAGTATAAGTCAATGACTAACTATGATGCAAATAGAAAGATAACTAAACGTGCAGGAGAAAGGCTTTTAAAGTTGGCTGATTTTCTAGAACACGACGTGCCTTCAAAGCAATTCAATCTTCAAGATTGGGTATTGGGTTCGGGTGGAGTAAATGATTGCGGTACAGTGGCGTGTGCTTGTGGGTGGGCTGCTATCTCACCTAAATTTAGAGGTCTGATCGCTGAGTATGGTGACCGGGGGGTTGGGATTGTCTGTACTCGGACGAAAACAGAGGATATCGACGCTGCTGTTGATTATTTCCACATAACAGAGACACAGGGAGAATATTTATTCTACGGTGAATCCTATCCGAGCGCAGGAGGTGGAAGAATGGCAGTGGTTAAACGTATCCGTAAATTTGTAAAGGATAAACAGATCAAAGGCAACGGTCTGTATGCGCGTCAAGTACTGGGTGGGGCGGTATGGTAATGAGTAATAAACAACACAGCAATAACGTCCACAAATTTAAACAGACGTTCATCAAGTACAACCTGTACATAAACAGACGTGACTACGACAATAAGTGGGAGGTTGTCAAGAAAATACCGAGTCCTCAATACAGGTATGGTGACAAGGTGTGGAAAGGTGCTAAAACTGTGAAGGGTAAAGCTATTAAACCGATGGTGTGGGTAACTCACTTTGTCCTTAACTCACGTGATGAGGCAATTAATAAAGCTAAAGAGATGGCCGGTGTTCGAATATTGGGTAAAGAAAGTACTTGACTTTTACCTCGAAACGTGGTATAATATTAACTAGTTATACCTTTGTCGCTCTGGTTACCCCACTCAACAACATCAATTAGTCTTTAATATATTTAGTTGGTGTACGTGTGTACGTGTGTATGTAAGTAAACAGATTGAATAGATAATCCGATATGATACCAACTCTTAAATATAGTCCAGACTTCGAAGCTATGTATCACTTGTGGATTAAGGAGTGGAAATTGTGGTGCAAAAATATGCTGTATGCCTATGGCGGCTCACCTCCACCACGTATTGACGAACAAAGGAAAGATTTTAAACTGTGGTTGTCAATACAGAAAGATATAGTAATGATTGATTTGTTTAGGTAGCGTGAAGAAAGGTGGGGTGTAAATAGTAACATGAGATGTAATATTTGCGACAACAAATTGAAGAGAATTATTCCTGATCCGACTGCACGTGGTGGTATCCGTCCGTGTTCAAAGTGTCAAGGAGTAATCACTACTATAAGTTTAGATAGAGTAGATAATTTACTTGGCTATGATGATAGCGATGCATCATTGGACATTAAGGAAGTGGTTGGTAGTAACACCGACGTTAACAAGGAGGATAGTTAACAGTATGGAATATGTGATTGGTAGAAAGTATATGTCTGAGATGGGTGTTCTTGTCATCTACAGAGGGTGGTCAGAGACACGTAAACGACATCTGTTTGAGTTGAAGTATCTGCCCGGACATATTAGGTGTGAAGGTAAACGACCATCTAATGTAGACGAAGAGATGAATTACCTCTATGTTGGAAGGATAACAGAGTATACATCGAGTGAACACGGACGGATACCATCTACACAGCACGTTGGACAGTCTAAACGCTGGTCCCTTATCGAAACAATTATTGGAGTAATCATCGGCTTCATCGTCGCCCTGTTGATTCAGCTGGCCATCTTCCCACTGTTCGGCATCGCTACCTCATTCGGTGAGAACTTCACTATCGCTGGAGTCTTCACAGTTGCCAGTGTTATCAGAGGCTACTACGTGCGGAGGATGTTTAGTTGGTTAAGACATTCAAGAGGGATAGGCTTATGAGCAGTGACGTGAGTTACAGCGAGGACTGGATAGAGGATTGTGTGAAATATTACGGAAAAGTTTTGACAGGCACAAACGGACATTGGTGTCCTGAATGGGATGATCTGCCAATAGATGATACTTGTGAAATGGAAATGAGCTACTGTATTTGTGAAAAGGATACCGATGATGGATGAATATTTAATAGGAACTATTGAATGGTTCTGTAAAGGAGTTATGGATGTATGTTCCTATTCAGCTATTTGGTTTGTTTTAAATACAATTATGAGTATCGGCAGTGGTTTGTAGAAATAGATGAGTGAATATATAGGCGAACACAGTAAGGACGACAGCGAGATAGTCGAAGCACACCTGCCTTGCGAGGATTGTGGCAGCTCCAACGCGTTGTCTCTTTACCCTGACCATACCTATTGCTTCAGTTGTTCTGAGCATACGTGGACTAACAAGAGGACACAACAAGGGATGGACAGCGATACTCCAGTTGGAATAACAAAAGGAATCTATGGCACCCTCAAGGATAGGCGCATCACCAAGGATGTGTGTAAAAAATATGGAGTGACGGTAAGGGCGGTAAAGGATGGCGATGGTGGTCACGATATCATCAAGCACTACTACCCGTACTACGATAAGGACAATAAACTCATAGCTCAGAAGGTAAGATACGTGGCCGACAAGGAGGCTATGCCGTGGGAAGGTAGACCGAAAAAGGCCACGCTGTTTGGTCAGAATGTTGTCCAAAAGGGGGGTAAAAAGAATAGTATACTAACCATTACTGAAGGTGAACTTGATGCAATGGCGGCGTATCAGATGTTCGGGATGCGCTATAATTTTGTCAGTATTCCTAACGGAGCAAGGGGTGCAGTGCGTGATTGTAAAAAGAATCTTGAGTTCCTTGATAAGTTCAACGAGATATACATTTGCTTCGACAACGACGAAGAAGGGAGGCGTGCAGCTAAAGAGGTAGCGATGTTGTTTGATGGTCGGGCTAAGATTGTTGAATTAGATGAAGGGTTTAAGGATGCTTGTGACTATTTGGTGCGTGGAAAGGAAAAGGAATTTACCGAGGCGTGGTGGGGTAGTGAGTTCTATGTACCAGCTGAAATTTTTACAGGCGATAGTATTCTTGAGCTGATCGATGACTACGAAGAACAGGAATGTTTCAGTGTGCCGTGGGTTGGCCTTGACAAGATGACATACGGATACAGGTTAGGTGAGACGTGGGCGGTAGTCAGTCATGCCAAAGTTGGGAAGACCTCATCTATCCGGGAAATTGTCCACCACATAGTACATGACAGTGAACGGGACCATAAAGTTGGGACTATATTCCTAGAGGGTCCGGTAAGGGAGCACGCGCTCGGATTTCTCTCACTTGAGGCAGATATTCCCTTTCATTTACCGGATTCTGTGTATACTGCAAAGGATTATGAAGATGCTAAGCTTTCTTTGCCCGTAAACCGGCTGTGCTTTTACAAACGTGAGGGCGTGGTGGACATTGACTCCATTTTAGGTGTCATAAGGTACTATATCCGTGCAATGGACTGTAAGGTCGTTATTTTGGACAATCTTATGTCACTTGTAAGCAGTCAACCTACCGATGAAGAGAGACAGCTACTGAATAAGACGATAACAAGGGTGGTGAAGCTTGCGGAGGATACCAATACATTTATTATCATAGTGGCACACCTTAACAGGCAAACAGGATTGATTCACGGCACATCTCTGCTTGAGAAGCAAGCGTATACTGTGCTTGAACTTGACCGTGACCTCAAGGCAGAGACACATAGGGAGCGCAACACAACACAGGTCTATGTCAATTACAATAGATTCTCAGGTGATACTGGACTGGCGTGTGATTTGCTTTATGAGAAGTCGACGGGTCGGATGGTTGAGTTGGATGTTAGTGAGAAGAGTGAGGAATTAGTAACTAAAAAGAAAAGTAAAAAGAAATCAAAGGGTTACAGTAAAACTAAGAAAATTAAGAATGAGTTTCAAAATGAGGAGGTAACTGAGTATGTCGAACCAGATGTTGACTGAAATGGAGTACATCAAGGAAGGTTTCATGGCTGTTCTGGAATGTATGGAATTAATAGCGGGGTCATTGGATCAAGTACATGTAACAGTGGATGTTATTAAATCTAATCAAGATACATTGGATACGGACTTGGAAGATGTTGAAGAGATGAATGATACTCTCGATAGTATGTACTGGAGACAACAGAAGATATCCACTGAATTGAGGGATGCACTGTACGAAATCTTGGATCAAGTCAGTGAATTCACTGGACCGATGCCGATGATGGTACGTGAGATAGCTAAGCAAGCACTTGGGGAGGAGTGAAGATGGGTGAGAATAGTAATGATAACGATGTTTCCAGAGAGATTGATCTTATTCCGGGATTTTTACGTATGGATGCTTGTAATGAAAATGATATAGACGGGTACTACATTCGATCAACGTGTTGTAATTTTTTACCTTCAACACTTAGAATTATAAAGAAAAAATAAACTTGACAACTTAACTAAAGTGTGCTATACTTAAAGGGAAGAGCAACTAAACGCAAGGTGAAGATGAAAGTTATTTGTGATATAGAAACAGACGGACTGCTTTTAGAAGCAACAAAGATACATTGTATAGTCTTGCAGGACTACGACACTGGCAAGGTATACAAGTTCTCAAGTAATGCCGCGCTGACTAAACTAAATATCAAGGATGACTTTGTGGCCTTCACTAAGAAGGTCGATGTGTGGGTCGGACATAACTGGCTAGGCTTTGATCTGTTTATATTGAACCGACTACTTGATTTAAACATCAAAGTCAGACAGGTTGAAGACACGCTGGTTATGTCCCGCCTCTTCACATCAGGCAAGTATCGCGCTCACAGCATGGAACAGTGGATGAAGCGCATGAAGATTCCGGGAGTGGATAAGGTAAAGAACGAGGACTGGTCGGTCCTTACACCTAACATGTTGGAACGTTGTGTGGTTGACGTCAAGGGTAACACTGCCTTGTATAAGAGACTACTTAATGAAGGTAGGAACTTTAGTAAGACTTCAATTAGATTAGAGCACAGCGCACAATTTCTACTAACTAAACAAAAGATTAGGGGAGTATTTATCAATGTCCCAAAAGCAGAAAAATTCTTCCTCGAATGTCATCGACAGGCGGGATCAATTCGTGAACTTGTCCAAAAGGAATACCCGGCTATCAGGAAAGATATCCGTACGATTCGGCCACGCATGGTGGTCGCTAAAGATGGGACAAAGCGAATGCACGGTCAAGACAAACGCACCCTTGAGCGTTACCTTTCAGAGCGTACTGGGAGATGTCCCGATAAATATACCCTGTATATCATGCAGGATTTTAACCTCGATTCATCTCCTCAATGTGTCGAAAGGCTCAACGCTGCCGGATGGAAACCGATAGAGTTTAACAAGCTTACAGCGATCATGAAAGACAGGGGTTTAAAGGTTGGTACACCAAAGGTGAATGAGTTGAATCTTGAAACGCTACCGGATAGTGCGCCTCAAGGAGCTAAGCTTATCAGTGAGTATAAGATGCTAGTTAATAGAGAGCGTACATGCCGACAGTGGCTGGATAATGTAGATGAAAGTGGTAGGTTACACGGTGATGTCTTCGCCATTGGTGCGTGGACACAGCGATGTTCCCACTCTAAACCACAGACAGCTAACATCGCAAGTGTGATGATCGACGACAACGGTAAGATATTGAAGGGTAAGGAAGGTAGGTATGGTTTCGAGAGTCGGGACTGTTGGACAGTCGATGACACAAAGACACGTAGGATTGTCGGGGTAGATGCCAAGGCTATTCAACTACGTATCCTCGCACACCACATGAATGATCCCAGCTACACCGAGAGAATTTTAAATGAAGACCCACATATAGTACACCGTGACATCATTGGATTAACCGGGGACATTGGAAGGTACAAGGCCAAGCGATTCATCTATGCGTGGTTACTTGGTGCCGGGTATCCTAAGCTTGGGAGGCTGATGGATGGCACGAGTAAGGAGGCTAAAGAGATTGAGCAAATACTTCTTGAAAGATTACCAGCGCTTAAAGAACTTAAACACAGACAAAAAAAGGAAGCAAGGCGAGGGTGGTTTCGTGGACTGGATGGACGGTGTGTTCCTGCGAAGAGTGAGCACCTTGTGATGTCTGGTTACCTGCAATCCGGTGAGGCAATCGTGATGAAGAAAGCATATATTGACTCGTGTGTCAAGCTCAAGAAACTGGATGCAGATATAGTTTTATTCGTACATGATGAGTTCCAAGCAGATTCACACTTGACATGTGCCGAAGAATGTGGTATAATAATGGTAGAGGCAATCAACAACACGTCACAGTATTTTAATTTGAACTGTCCGATGGAAGGTGACACACCAAAGGTAGGATTAACTTGGGCAACAACTCACTAGAAGAAATAGAAGTAATATCTAAAGAACTTATCGTGGAAAGATTTGGGGTGGGTGTAATGGTAAGTGTAACAGAAGATGTCAGACCGGAACAGATAGCCTATCGTTTCTTCAACTGTACTACAAGTATGGTGGTGGATAAAATAGAAGATGTCAAGTATTCATGGCCTACTACATGGTGGGATGCTTTTAAATATAGATTCTTTCCAGCTTGGCTTCAATACCATTATCCAGTTAATCACACACATAGAGGACACAAAGTTTACTTACAGTATCCTGATTTGGCAATACCAGAAATGCAGAATACCGTAATCTTTACAAAAGTCTAACTAACACCAGAGTATTACTTAACCCCGTTAAACTAAGCTAACTAACATTACTGTAGGAGTATTTAAAAATGGCAGTACTTAAACGAGCAGGGATTTATTACCCCGCATTTGTCGAGCGTAACAAAATGTCCGACAAGTTCCAAGTAAACATAGGTAACTTGACTAAGGCACATATCAAGATACTTGTCAAGGAACTTGGGGTTGACCCGGATCAGATTAAAGAACCTAAGAGTGATTGTGAAACTGAAGAGAAGCAGGAAGCTGCGGATGAGCAAGGGACATACATAGTTGCCCGTAGTGAGTATCCTATTCCTGTTGTTAATGGTAAGCAAGAAAAGCTTGATGAAGAATATATCAAGACTATCGGCAACGGTTCAATCGCTAACGTTCAAGTCAACTCATACGACTGGACCTTTAAAAAGAAAGCAGGTGTCAGTGCTGGGTTACAGCAAGTCATGCTGCTTAAAAAGGAAGACTACCAAGGATTCAGTAGTGAGTTTGAGGATGAAGATGATGAGCTGGATGGTGGTGCTGAATCTTTTGACAGTGAACTTGAGATTGAAGAGGACGAACTTGACTAGGTGAACAGGATGACCTTGGATGTCCCCTCATAATTGTAAGGCTACCAAGGTTAAGCGCGGGGTGGGGTCGTAGGAGATAACTTCTCGTCGGTTAGCCACCAAATTGTGGGCAGGATGGCGATGTCATAAGTCCCACACGACCCCACCTTTAAATTAAATGAATAGGGATACATTATAACATGAGTGGTGGAATGAGTGCGGCAAACCAACGACAGAATACGAGACACAAGGCGGGGTATACTGCATACTTCAACAACGATACTCGTGAAAAGAATAAGGCGTATAAACTCATTCGTCATCTTGAACGTCACCCAACCTGCAAGACAGGGCTACTGGCTATTGAAAACCTTCCCGATTTCTGCGTTAAGTCAGCGCGTCAAAGGTTAAAGAAACTAAGAGGTACTGTGTAGTATGAGTAACATTGTGAACAGGTACAGCCCACCACATAAAGACAGGATTGGATTGATCGATGGAGATATTATCCTTTATGCGTGTGGATACATCGCGGATAAAGAGGAATCTGACGAAGATGGGGCATGTCTTATTGTTGACAACATGCTTCTCAACATTCGCAATACTCTTGATCTGTATAGTGTTCGTATCTTTTTTAGCGATACCTCTGATAATAATTTCAGATACACAGTTGCAACGACTCATCTGTATAAAGGAAATAGAAAAGATAAAGAGAAACCAAAACACTTCGACATGATACGGGAGTATATGTTGAGTGAATGGGAGGGAGAGATATCCACCGGCATGGAAGCTGACGACTGGATGGGTAAGTTTCAAAAAGGTAACAGGACAATAATATGCACCATCGACAAAGACCTTGACATGATTCCCGGTTGGCACTATAACTGGAAGAGATATAAAATCTACCACGTCACAAGGTGGGAGGCACAACGTCACTTCTGGACACAGATGCTAACTGGTGATGCTACTGATAACATCAAAGGTATCTACCGGGTTGGTCCGGTGAAGGCAGGAAAGATACTAGATGGAATAGAGTGTGAAGGTCATCTGTACGCTAAGGTTGTTTGCGCGTACAATGAAGAGTTCGGGGATAAGGCACGTGATAGGTTCAATGAGAACTACGATTTACTTATGATAAAGGGAGCGCCTGTTCACTTCAGGGACTCACCAGAATATGCGACGAAAGAGATAGCGAGTAATTGGGCTTGATTGAATAGAATAATTAGAAATTTAGACCGTGAGACTGGTGCCCTTTAACCTCACAGAGCGGTCTAACTCACTAGCGAGAGTGTTACTGCTCAACCCTGTGGGGTGTTCGCAGCTAACACATCACTAGTGTACCGGGTCGAATCTTTAGTCGACAAACGTGGAGTTAAGGGGGAAACGGCGGTGAGGCTTAAAGGGCTGAGCCAACTCCCCCTAAACTTCCCCTCTTATACGGGAGATAAACAATATGACAGCACCTTGTCCTAAATGTGGCAGTCGTAAGCTGACCAAGAATAAAAGGTTAAGGGCATACTTCTGTAAGCGGCATGGTCTTGTTAGACGTATAGTGCCGGAGTATGTGATGATGACATCAATAAAGGATAGGTAAAAATTGGGTAAAGAAACACGTCAATTAATTCGCAACGCTTGGCGCACACCAGATGGCACAGTGATTGAAAGTAAACACCGACATGATTTTGTCACATACATGGATGCTAACGGTGAAGAATATATGGTAGACGGTGGTCTTGATTACATACGGATGAACCTCAACAAAGAACCACCAGAAAGTTTATGTCTATACGATACCGAACCACACAGTGTTCAACGTGATATCCTTACTTGGGGTACGTATGGGAAGAATGGAGATGAACCTCTTCAGTTTAAAAATATTTCAGAGATGACATCTAACCATCTCATTGCAGTGCTCAAGGAGTATGATCTTAGTCCTATAAGAAAGGCGTGTATGGAACAAGAGTTGGTTGAACGCGGGGATACAACATCATGAAAATAACAAAGGTAGAAGTAGTACAGTTTATACTAATATTTCTTGTCTTGTTGTGTGGGTACGTTGCGCTACACCGGGCCAACGCAGCAAGTACCGATCTTCCCGTACGTGTGGGGATATGGAATCTGGACTATGAACCGATCAGCAGTCTTGCGTTGAGTGAGTGTGCTCGACACGGATTCCCTTGTGTTGTTCAATGCAGAGATGCACCAATCAGTGATGTTGTCAATGCCTGTATCAAGTACGAGCTGTGTTGCGCACGAGCTGGACCACATCTTGATGCACCATTTGATTCAGGTGGGTATGGTGAGTAGCGATGGTTACGATTTAATTGAAGAGTATCTTGTCCATTCATATTTGTACTATGTCTTGGCTGATACAGTTATTAGCGACTATTCATTTGATCGTATTTGTATCGAATTGACTGCGCAGTGGTACAACCTTGAGTCTCCATTTAGAGATGAGGTGAGTATCGACATTAGTGGAGATGATGGAACTACAGATTTTCAATTTAAAGGACAGGACGGACAGGAAGATTGCTACTCAAGTGAGATAAAACGTATAGCACTGATACGCCTATGTGAATACAGCGAGATGATGGAAATATGGGAAAGTATAACACAATGACAAAAACAAATAAAAGTTTCAGACCACTACACGACAACGTATTGATACGTCGAAAAGAAAGAGATAGTAAGACAGCGGGTGGCATCCTTATCCCGGATAAGTCAAAGGAAAGACCTGTTGAGGGTGAGGTGATTGCAGTTGGTCCGGGTGTGTACGACGGTAGAAGCAAGGAGGTTATTCCCCTTACTGTTAAACCGGGTGACAAGGTGTTATACTCTATGCACGCGGGGACGTACGTGAGAGTTATCAATGATGAAGAGTTAGTGTCGATGAAAGAGTCTGACATCCATGGGATAGTTGAATAGATGGCTGGAGCTAAACGCCGGGCAAAGCGTCGTAACAAGATTGTACCTGAATGGAAAGAACTAGGGTTTCGCAGTGGGTTTGAGCACGAGTCAGCTCTTCACTTCGATAGTCGCGGCATTAAGTATGTGTACGAACCACACGCAATAGAGTATACCGTGAATGAGGTTAAGAAGTATACACCTGATTTTAAGTTAGAGGGTACTGATTTCTACCTTGAGTTCAAAGGGTGGTTCAAACCCGCTGATAGGAAGAAGGCGTTACAGTTCAGGGAGTCTAACCCTGATATTGATATACGTTTTGTTTTTCAAAACTGTGATAATAAGATACGAAAGGGAAGCAAGACAAGTTACGGAGACTGGTGTGATAAGAACGGATTCAAGTGGGCTAATCGAGTTATGCCTGAACATTGGTTAAACGAAAACAAAAAACTTTAGAGGAGAACTTATGACATGAATAACCCAAGTGAAGTAAAAGACCCAGACGATTTAGCCCCTGAAGAGTTACAGGAAAAGGCAGACATTAAACGTGAAGAGCTAGCTGAGACACCGCCACCGGACGGTGATCCTAAAGCATTCGACGTTATTGGAAGTGAGCAACCGAGTAAGGAACCAAATGATGAAGTATCTGATGAAGTATCTGATGAGATAGTGGGTGACATTAAATCACTATCACTCAATGAGAAGTACGCACTTATCCTACACCAAGTAAAACAACTAGGACCACTGTTCTTTGTACAAGTTAACCCGGATACCTTTAAACTACCTGATCGTGATCCACTTAACCTTATTTGGATTAATATCTTAACGGGATGGGGGGTTGCATCAATAATACTTTCTCAGTTTGAACAGAATATTGTAGTGACTGAGCAATTAGAAAGAGAGGCAGATGAGGATGACATTAGAAATAACAAAGGCACTGCGGAGAGTTCAACAGAGAGTTCGGAGTAATGTGAACATGTCTACTTATAATGTAATCTTGACGTCCACATCACATAGTGAGATGACTGTCAAGGCACGCTCTCCTGAAGAGGCAAGAGAACAGGCCGCTATTCAACTTGCCAGTATGGGTTGGTTAGAGTGGACAGTTAACAGCGCTTGGAAGGTTTAATTCACATGGTAGATACAAATAATGACAGTGAACCGAAGGTACTATATTGGGACGTGGAGGTAGCTCTTAAACTTGGCTACTTCTACAACCAATGGAATACTAATATCCCGTATAGCCGAATCAAACATCACTCCTTTTTACTTTCTGGGTCTTGGATGTGGGAACACGAGTATCCAAGGGTCCACAGTGTGTCATTGCTGGATGATCCAAAGCGTTTTAAGCGTGACTTCAGGGATGACAAGCATGTAGCAAAGGTATTACGGGATGTTATCAATAAAGCAGATGCCACAGTCGCACACAACGGCGATAAGTTTGATGTTAAAGAACTCAACGGAAGGTTAGCTAAACACGGATTGAAGCCGACTACCAATCCAATTCAAATAGACACACTGAAGATGGCTAAGCAGTTCTTCCGGTATAGCGGAGGTAATTCACTTGCCAATCTCTGTGAGTTCTTTGAACTTGACACAATTAAAAGTAAGATCACTGATGAGACTTGGATGGCTGCTGCGGAAGGATGTCCAGAGGCTATTAAGACTGTGGTTGACTACAACAAGGATGACGTTCCACCACTACGGGGTATCTACCTTATTCAACGTCCGTTTGCACCGGCTAAGTTAAATCAGAATCTTTTCACAGTAGACGATGTTTGTCCCGCGTGTGGCACAAAGAGTTGGAAGAAGAATGGGACACTCACTGAAGCTGTAGAGGATAACGCAACGTATCGTACTCGTATCACAGCTCGTCAGAAGTGGGCGTGCAATGGGTGCGGATATTCTATCATTGATAAAACCACAATGAAAAGTGTGAGGTTGAGGTAATAGCGTATGAGTTTGAGTGAGATCGAAAAGGAACAATTAGATAGCAAGTACACAGCTTACGAGCTGGTTGACCTTCTCGGTCTTGATCTCATTGAAATTATTGATGTGTTTGAGCAGGAGATAGAGGATATGTTAGAAGAATTACTTGACAAATCAAGAGGAATAGGTTTATGATAATTACTGAAGATGTCTACGATGTCTATGGCGGAGGTTTAACATGACTGACATGCAAGAAGATTTAAGCAGCGCTTTAAAATTGGTTGTTTGTGCAATTATTAAATGGGCGCAGGATTCTGTGAAATATGATACCATTTCTTCTGATATAGTTGAAGGTGGATACCCCTACAGGACACTGTGTCTTGTAGCTAAAGAGGATCAGTACGGGTACAAGAAGTATGATCAGATTGCTTGTTCAGGGATGACTATTCCTTCTTCTGTGATTCATCTAGTTAAAGGTAATAGGATGACGATCAAATTTGACGAATGGGATATTATTATTTTTGAGAGGTTTCATTCCGGTACTTCAAATACTAGACACTATGTGGAAAAAGAATAGATGTGGATTGGTGGAATAAATTCATTCATTACGGCACCAGAACAAATGCGATCTCAACGAGATTTTAATGAGATAATTAAGTGGTGTGATTTCCCGGAGAACGTACCAATTATCTGGATTAAATTAGTTGAATCTTGGATGTCTGGATTTGTTCATGATACCTTATTCTTAGACTACACAGCTCAATTAAGCCCTGAGCTATTCAAAGCTACTTATTGTTTAATAGATGTATATAGTGGAGGTTTAATATAACATATGAAAAGAACAAAAGAACAAAAAGATTCACTTGGTGAGATTGCTATCGGATATGATAGTTCACTTTCATCACAAGATAAAGTTAAAGAAGGTGGAGTGAAGTTCGACACCGGTAAACCGAGGTACGATCTTATTCCCGCCGACTCACTGCATGAACTTGCAAAACTATACACAACCGGGGCAGCTAAGTACGGTGATAGGAATTGGGAAAATGGCGTGTCTTGGGGCCGTATCTTTGGAGCGATGATGCGCCACAGTTGGGCATTCTGGAGAGGTGAAAGGTTTGACCCGGATGATGGACAACACCATATGGCAAGTGTGGCGTGGGGTGCTTTAGCGCTGATAAGTTACGACATGCGGGAGATTGGTGACGATGACAGACCTTCTCGATACAATTAAGAGAGATATCCTGAATGATACAATGGTAAGAGAAAATTTAGAAGATAGACTATTCATCGATGAGGTATACGCTAGAGGTTTAACACTTCCCAAAGGAACGATAATCACGATGGGATATGAAGTAATTCTACCGGATGGGATGACTAAGAAGGAACTGCTGGATGAACAATGAATGGAGAGATATCCCTGAACTTTCTGAATACGAGTTCCTGAAGGGGGTAGGAGTTCGTCATAAGAAAACTAAAGAGATGGTTGAGATAAAGAAACAAAAAGGGAATGGGTTGCGTTATTCTGTTGTTACTCAGGATGAATCTAACGGGGATAATAGGCGGGGTTTATTGAGTATGGCTATCGCGATTGATAAATAACTCTCTCACATGCCTTACTTAACTTACCATACTTGGCCTTGTATATTACACACTTGTTGTATGCGAGGTCTTTTTTTTCAGATAGGGTAAGGCTGGACGTGTCAATGATTTTGACGTAGTTGAGACGTGCTGCGCTGTCAGTCACCAAGCTGCTAGTCGTGCAAGATGTCGTCGAGATCATTATCGTTAGCGCGACTAACACCGTCACGTATCTTTTCAGATTCCTTTGCATCTTTTGCCTCCCGTTTTAAACGTTTCAGTTCAGCGCTTCGCTTTCCAATGAAAAAAAATGTTAAAGGCACAGTGAATCGATTGACCAATTCAAAAATACCTTTAACAATTGAGGTAATGACAGCTAACATGGCTATCTACACTACCACTTCTATGGCGGTGGTAGTTGAATCGGATGTAGCAAGCGCATCAAGCATCATCTCAAGTAGAATAGATAGATGTTCCGCGAGACTTGCTGCGTAATCTGGGCTGACTGCGATACCAATAAGAGGCGCACCGAATAAGATAGCGGCAAGCATTCCCTTTTTAGTAGTCAACATCCTCATTCCAGACATCATCATACTTTTAAGTTTAGACATTATCATCATCATCAGAGATTTCTCCTTCTTTAGTAGGCTCTACGAAGTCAACATCTTCTCTTAACGCGCCTACTTGTACGTTAAACTTTGCTCCGGGTGGATTATCTAAGGGTCCAGCAATTGCATTCATACGGGACACTAAGTCGACACCACGCGATTTTACCTGACCAAACCATGTAGAATCTTTCATCTGATCTGCTGCTTCGCTGTAATCTTTGCGAGACAACGCTGGAAGCATGTCTATAAAGCCACGAAGTCCTGTCCTCTCTTTAGAGTTACCTTCTCCCATATTAAATGTCATGTTAAATAGTATTTGTTTCACTTCGTCCGGCGCTTCCTCCAGTGCAAAGCTTTTAATAATACTATTTGTCTGTGACTCTGCCTGTTCAGTATCATCTTTGAACCACTTATTGACAACCGAATCTGGGATAGTTGTTCCAATTGGATACGTCTTTTTCTCACCCTCCGACATAAGATGTCCGATGCCACCTGTTAGAAATCCCAAACTGTCCGGGTAGGATACATGCTGTCCTGCCTTGTTACGTGTCTCTCCCTCGTGAGTACGTAGTTGGGCCATCTCTTTTTCTGCGAAGTTGGGCAGTGGTTGCGCACTATTTAACATATCAGGGAAATCCCTGCGTATGAGTTTTTCTGCTTGTTCAGGCGTCACGTTATCAGGGAAACGAAATACTCCACGTCCTTTTATTCTCATCTCCAGTGCCATCTCTGCATCCTTACTATGGTTGTTGAGTGAAGCTATCAGTTGACGGATCAAACGTAAACACACGGTCAACATCCGTAACAGTGCCAGTCTGTTCACTTTGAAGAACTCCAACATCTTTTAATTCCCCTATCTTTTCGTCAGATAGACCACCGAGTGAAGACGACCTACCTCCCTTGATTGGGAAGCCCTGTGACGCTGCTAATTGCTCCTTTATCTGCCTGTCTGACAAACCTTGGTAGCTGTTGCGGTATATACTGAACTCTTTCATACTAGTTAGAACGTTAAGCGCGTTGTTCAATCCTTTTAACCGTTCTGTTTGTAGGGTGACTGGTTGTCTGCGTGTTGAAGGGGGTATGCCAGCAAGTATTGAACCGGGTACATCTACTTCGAACGTGGCGACTGCTATCTCCGGTGTCACTCTACTAAATTGGAAGTCGGCTGCAAGCTCCCACTCAAGACGCTCTGTTGACGGGTCGTACACAAGGGTGAATCCATCTGTCTCTGCAAAGTCACGCATGACCTCCGGGGAAGTCCTGTGAAATGCCTTCAGAGCTAGGTTATTAGCAATTTGACCGGCGATATCTGCCTTTTCTTTTAGGTCTGGGTCGGTTGCAATCTGAGATAAAGTTTCAGCGTATCCAGCCTGTGCGAATATCTTAACTGCATTGTTAATCGCCTTTGTGGATACTACCTGTGTCCCAGATGTTGCCGTTTGAGTGAACAGGTTAAGAAATGAATTCTTTTGGGACATGTCTAGGCTGTTTCTATTACGCACTAATTCATTCATGAATCCGGCACTTAACTGAATCGCCTTGTTCCTTGATTCCTGCGACATAGACGCAAACGGCTTACCATCCTTTGCCACACGACCAACATCATTCATTACATCATCAATTCTAACGGGACTTACTCCGTTTGTGACAGCTTTAATTTCATTTGCTATAGTACTTTGAAGCTCATCGGTTGATAAAGCAGTGAATATACCCTCCATCTGCGGAATTATTTTATCTAACCCTGCTGCCTTAAACACCATGAGTGTGGGAAGAAGAGTGTGTGCCTTTAGTTTAGCAGCGTTATCAAGTACTGTGATTTGATCTGCTAGTTGATCTGCGGGTGTGGTAGACAAGGCGTCAAGCCTGTCAAACTGACTGTTGATGAACGAAACAGTTTCATCTATTGCCTTATCTCCGAATACTCCTCGATACTTCAGCTCTATGTTCTGTATTTCATTTTCACGTTGAAGTGATAAAGTACGTTGTATCTCCTGTGTCTGGGCGATAGTATTATCTGCGAAGTCTGGGCTGTTAACAAGCGATCTCAACTGTGAAGTTAGACCGGGTACAAATTGACCAAAGCGTTCTGCTTGGTATCCTTGAAGGTCACGTGTCTCAAGGTCTTCTCTTTCATTTTGAGTTAACGTACCGCCTCCACCACCAGCTCCTCTACCTCGTCTTCCAGTCTGTTTGAATCCAAGCTGTTCATCGAGAGTTAAAAGAATTCTACCCCGGTTAGCTGTCGTTTCAATGTCAACACTGCCATCCTGAAATAGTGAGACGTATCCTTGACCTTCATCAATGGCACGCTGTACAAAACTTTGCTTGATGCTACGTTCAACACTACGTTGAAATGCCTCATCATCTCTTGCCGATTCCAGTGCTGCTTGTACCCCTTGCTTCAATCCAAGGGCATTCTGTGCGTGCTCCCTAATCTCTGATTCTCTGCCGGGAAACTCATTGATGAATTTCTTAACCACCGAGTCAGCTCTATCGAGTTGACCCTTTGCTCCTCTACCTTGTCGCTGTGAGGCGGCTAACGCGTCTATCTCTCTGACAAAATTAGTTGTGCCGGGGTCTTGTTCCAGTAAGGCTCGTGTCTGTTCGGGTGTCAGTGTCTCAGCAGTCTCAAGATCAATAGTATCAAAAGATGTGTCAGCTAAGGTTGTTTCAACTTCATCGTCTAATCTGGATAAGATTCTATCGGTGGCGAATTTATCGACAACAGGGAGTACAGTCCTAATTCCTTGAGAAATCGATTCAATAGAGGCTGCCCTTGTTGTATCTACAGGAAGAGGTGCTGTTGGACTTTCTCTATTTACTGGCTCACTCAGTGGTCTTTGTTCAATAGCCATATCTGTATTACTCCTGCCTCTCTCTTTCAAGTTCTATTCGTTTATCTCTTGCGTTACCTTTTCTCTCTAGCTGCTGAGTGGTTCTATGTGTCGGGCCACGGAAAGACATACTACGTCTAACCGCTTCAGCCATCTCATCATTGGTAGAAAGTAACCGTCTCATTCTCTGAACATATAACTTACGTTTACGTGGATCATCGAGTGTGAAGGCTGTGCCGATGTCAGCAATCTGTTGAATTATTTGATTTCGTTTCTCTTGATTATCAGGATTTCTAAGGTATACCATCATCAACGGACGGGCAAGCTCGATCATCTTGTCTACATCCCTTTTAAACTTATCATCATCCTGTTTAATTTCCCATATCTCATTTAATGCGGCTGGCTTGAAACCAAGCTGTGTCAATATCGCTGAATATTTATTGAAACGCTCTACCTTGTCGGCTATGTCCATGTTCTTGGTGACAGCTATACCATATTTCCACATTAACTCTGCTTGTTGAAGATCATTTAAGGATGCTATGTTATTTGCCAGTTCCCTGACTCTGGCCTCTACAAGAACGGCTGTCGGCTGTGTACCTGCTGAGAATACAGCGAGTGTAGATGTGACTGATCGTATAGCATCTCCGGTAATCTCAGTGGCTGGTCCACCAAACAATTCAAACGCTCCCTTATCAATCATAGTCATGTAAAAATCAGTAAGACTGTCTCCAGTACCGGCACGTCCTGCGAAGTCTGTAACAATCTCACCATCTGAAGCGTTGAAGATCATTGTATCCCAGAATCCTCTCGTAATAGCGATGTACTGCTCAGGGCTTAGTTCAGATCCGTTTGCTTTTCTGTATCTTTCAGCAAAATATGGCATCATCGGTATCCCACTTGTACCGTATAGGAACAATTGACCGAGAGCTAGCTTTGCCTTATCAGCTCCCTCTATCGATTTTGAACCACCTAATTTTTGAGGTAATAGTGCTTCAAGCAAACGCATGTGATACCCTTGGAATTGTGTTGGAACTGACAATGCTCCACGCTGCCACATAGCACTTCCTGCTG